ATGTTTAAACCGGAACTCCTTTCCCCGGCGGGAACGCTGAAAAATATGCGTTACGCTTTCGCTTATGGCGCAGATGCTGTTTATGCGGGCCAGCCGCGTTACTCCCTGCGTGTGCGCAACAACGAATTTAACCACGAAAATCTCCAGCTCGGCATCAATGAAGCCCACGCGCTGGGGAAAAAGTTTTATGTCGTGGTCAACATTGCACCGCACAACGCCAAGCTGAAAACCTTTATCCGTGACCTGAAACCGGTGGTGGAAATGGGGCCGGATGCGCTGATTATGTCCGATCCAGGGCTGATTATGCTGGTGCGTGAGCACTTCCCTGAAATGCCGATCCATCTCTCGGTACAGGCTAACGCCGTGAACTGGGCGACGGTGAAATTCTGGCAGCAAATGGGCCTGACCCGCGTGATCCTCTCTCGCGAGCTGTCGCTGGAAGAGATTGAAGAGATCCGCAATCAGGTGCCGGATATGGAGGTAGAGATCTTCGTTCACGGCGCGCTGTGCATGGCCTACTCCGGTCGCTGCCTGCTCTCTGGCTATATCAACAAGCGCGACCCGAACCAGGGCACCTGCACCAACGCCTGCCGCTGGGAATACAACGTCCAGGAAGGGAAAGAAGATGACGTTGGCAACATCGTACACAAGTACGAGCCGATTCCGGTGCAAAATGTTGAGCCGACGCTGGGTATCGGCGCACCAACCGACAAAGTGTTTATGATCGAAGAGGCCCAGCGTCCGGGCGAGTATATGACCGCGTTTGAAGATGAGCACGGCACTTACATCATGAACTCGAAAGATCTGCGCGCCATCGCCCATGTAGAACGCCTGACCAAAATGGGAGTGCATTCGCTGAAAATCGAAGGCCGTACCAAATCTTTCTACTATTGCGCACGCACCGCGCAGGTTTACCGTAAAGCTATCGATGACGCAGCTGCGGGAAAACCATTCGATACCAGCCTGCTGGAAACTCTGGAAGGTCTGGCGCATCGTGGCTATACCGAAGGTTTCCTGCGTCGTCATACTCACGACGATTATCAGAACTACGAATACGGTTATTCAGTTTCTGACCGCCAGCAGTTTGTTGGTGAGTTTACCGGTGAGCGCAAGGGCGACCTCGCGGCGGTAGCGGTGAAAAATAAATTCTCCGTTGGTGACAGCCTTGAGCTGATGACGCCGCAAGGCAACATTAACTTTACCCTTGAGCACATGGAAAACGCCAAAGGTGAAGCTATGCCGGTCGCACCAGGCGATGGTTATACTGTGTGGCTCCCGGTCCCGCAGGATCTTGAGCTAAATTACGCGCTCCTGATGCGTAATTTCTCCGGGGAAACCACGCGTAACCCCCACGGTAAGTGATTAATTTCGATTATTTTTCCCGGATGGAAAATTCTTAGAAACCGATCACATACAGCTGCATTTATTAAGGTTATCATCCGTTTCGCTGAAAAACATAACCCATAAAATGCTAGCTGTACCAGGAACCACCTCCTTAGCCTGTGTAATCTCCCTTACACGGGCTTATTTTTTACGCGTAATACAATGAAATAAAAGGATTTATTTCTGGTCACGTCCACACATTGACCACATCGACAAAAAAAGCCCCTCGACTGAGGGGCTTTCTGCCTGTAATTACATCCACATAATTTGCTGCCCTGACGGCAACGGGTGCGGCCTTACGGTGTGGACTTCTCCCGGCTTCACGATGTATCTCTGTACCGACTCATAGGTGATGAACGTGGCGCTGCAATTCACGTTCTGGCACTGGTGATAACGCTCTTTTGTCGTGTCAGTGATATAGCGACTTGTACGCGCATGTGCGGCATGCTGGCATAAAGGACAATGAAACATCGCGAGCACCTCTTCCGGTTTTGTTGATGGTGCCATTTTAGTTATTTTATCCTTATAAAACAAACAGATAAAATAAAGACATCACTCATCATCTTCTGTTTCATACTCCACATCAGAAAGCCTGACCTCAAGCTCCAAGGACGTCGTGAAGCCGCTATTATTCAGAAAATGTGTCACCTTAGTGATTGTCCAGTCCTGCTCGTCTATGACGCGCTTAAAGCCAGACACTCTGACCGGTGTTTCCGTGTAAATATCTGCCCGACCAGTGGCAAGGCTGATGGAGAACTCCGCAACGCCCCGTTGCAGTTTGTCCCACTTCGCCTGAGCGGCGCGCATGGCCTGCGCTTTCGTGGCATATACCGTAGTCAGGGCAAAAACGTTGTCAGCCTCACCGGCCATGTATTCACCTTCGCGCGCTTCCGGTACTTTTGGCGCTTTCTTCTGCGTGACCGGTTTCGCTTTCGGGTGCTCCAGTGCGCGCAGGTGTTTCTCTTTCTTTTTGCGTTTCAGTTTTACCTTCTGCTTTTGCGGCTTCGGGTCTTTGGTGTGTAACCACTTTGCCGTTACGCCGGTGTAGGCTCCACGGTCAGCAATCGCAAAATGATGACGGTCGCCGTCGCTGCGGGTGATGGTAATCTGCGGGATTTTTTTACCGCTGGCCGTCACCCCCTGCCCCGCTTTGAGAAACAACAATTTTCCCATTTTTACCGACACCTCACCGCCGTTGCGTTCAGCAAGGCGGGTCAGGAATTTTGCATCAGACTCCTGCGACTGGTCGATGTGCGGGATTTTAATTCCGGCCAGTGACGGAGCGACACTGGCTTCCAGCCTGTTACGGGAGGCTATCGCCTCAACAATCGCACCGAGCGTGGTGTCATGCCATGAGCCTTCCCGGCGGGAATTGAGCGTCCCGCGAAAATCTGCACTCCGGGCGCGGATGGTAACCACATCCGGCGCGCCCCGGTGTTCAACCTCATCAACGGTAAATTTCCCTTTGCATACCAGGGCAAAACCTTTCCAGCCGATATACACCGTCAGGACAGCGCCACGAACCGGCAGCCCGACCTGCCCGTCGGCATCGTTCAGTTCAATATCAAGCTGGTCAGCCTCAAAGCCCCGGTTATCCGTCAGGGTCATGCTCATCAGACGGTCGCTGATATTGCCGGTAATATCCCTGCTGTCGAGCATCAGCATGTAATCCGGCGTCAGCGTACTGCCTGCATCAAATGTCAGCGCATCCAGCATTATCCCGCCCCCGTCATACCCGTGAATTTAGTCGCCATACTGCCAGCCTTACCGATGAGCGATTCCGCCTGTTTACCGATATCGCCATAAAGCGCGGCCAGTGATTCATCAACGCGGGTGAGCGACAGCGTAAAATCAATTTTTCGGGGTGTGCCGTCTGCAAAGAAAATACTCCCTGTTTCACTCACCCTGCTGATGACATACATGCCGTAAATCATGCCGGTGCCATCCAGCAACGGCCACGCCCGACCTTCCTCTGCCATCAGCCTGAGCGTAGTCATCGTCAGCTTTCCGCCGGTCAGCTCGGGATAAAGCACACCGGCAAGCGTGATGTTTTCCTCGCCAACACCGAGAAACTGAAAGGCATCCCGTTTACCGATACGGGAATTTGACGGCCAGCGATAATCTGATTCACGCTGCATGGTCTGGTGTGGCAGCGTCTGGCGCATAAAAACAAACATACCTAACGCGAGCATCATTTTTCGTCACCTCCTTAACCGTCATGCATCATGCTGGCACGGGCGCGCGCACGTTTATCCCGCTCGTATTTTTCGAGCGCATCCTGTAACTGGCGGTCAAGCTGTGTCTCCGGCGCAGTACCGCCCGTCAGGCTGATGTGATATTCGTTTTTACTCTGGTCCACATAAGAGCGGCCAGCCGGTGCCGTGACCGGCTGATAAGCCTGATAGCCTGCATAAGAGCTGGTCGCCGGAATATAACCACCGGTGCCATACGTGGCGGCATTAGTCCTTGCGGCGGTCTGGTCAAGTGTGTCTGACTCTTTGTTGATAACACCGAGTTTTTCCAGTACCCAGTCAATACCATTGCGCAGTTTGTTGAACGCATTAAGCGGCAGCATCAACGCGTCAGCCAGTGCCTGCCCGAACATGACGCCCGTGTCACGGCAACGGTTCAGGGTGTCCTGTGTGGCTTTAACCGGGGCAATCAGGTTTTTAAACCACTGCCACGAGGCCTGTAACTTTTCGCCCAGCCAGTCAAACACCGGCTTAAGTGGTGTGAACAGTTCCCCCACCGGCGCAAATGCCGCTTTCAGCCCTTCCACCACACCGCCAAAGAATGCGCTGACAGGCTCCCAGTATTTACGGATAAGCAACGCCCCGGCGACAATAGCGGCCACCACAGCCACAACCGGCCAGCTAATCGCCCCGATGGCGGTCATAACAGCACTGCCAACCGTCGTGAAGATTGCCCCCATTGCGCCTGCTGCCGCGATGATGGCATTAATGCCGGTGATAACCGGCCAGGCTACAAGACCAATTGCACCGATGATGCCAGTAAGCGCCAGTGCGCCACCGACAATGAGGCCGATGGTTGACGCCAGTGATTTGTTTTTCTGGATCCAGCCGTCGAGTTTTAACACATACTTTGTGGCCGTCTGTGTGAGCTTACGCAGTGCGCCTTCCTGCTGGTCAAACAGGTCAGTCCCCACCGCCTCATAAGCGGACTGAAACTCCTTAAAGTCACCGCCGAGGTTGTCCTGCATGATATTTACCAGCTCGGCGGTCTTCCCGTCTGAGGCTTTAAACGCAGCGGTCAGTTTGTCCAGCTTTCCGGTTGAGGCGGCTGTCATCAGCACGGCGGCGGCTGAGCTGGCCTCCTCCCCGAAAATAGTTTTCATGTATTCAGCCTGCTGGGCAGTACCGAGCCGGTTTTTCTCAAAACTGGCCTGCATTTCTTTCAGAATGGTAAATACTGGTCGGGTATTCCCCTTGCTGTCTGAGGTTTTCACGCCAAGCTCTTTGAGTGCATCCCATGCTTTTCCCGTCGGTGCCTGCAGGCGGCTTAACACGGCACGGCTTCCCGTCCCCGCCATTGAACCTGTGATTTTTGCATCATGCAGCGCCCCGACCATTGCGGCGGTTTCTTCAATGCTGACACCGGCATTTTTTGCCACAGGTGCGGCATAGGTCAGCGCATCGCTCATGCCGTCAAAATCAGCGGCGGTTTTGTTCATCGTCATGGAGAGAACATCCCCGATATGAGCGACCTTATCGTTTGAAAGCTGAAAGGCGGATTTCATCCCCATCAGCAGGGCGGCGTTTTCTTCCATCGTGCGGCGGTTCGCCTGTGCCATATTCAGCGTGACCGGCGTTGCCGCCTGAATGGCATCAACATCCCCACCGGCTTTCGCAATGATAATCTGTGCACCGGCTGCATCATCCGCCGAGGCGGCGGTATTGTCGCCGAGCTGGCGCGCCTGTTTGCGTAGTGCGGTCATTTCGGCGGAGTCTTTTGCCACTCCGAGCACGGCCTGCAATTCTGAGTTTTTCTGCGCAAACTCATAACCGGGCATCAGCAGCTTAACTCCGGCCATCGTTCCCGCCGCCGCAATCCCCACACCGGCAGCACCCACTGAGGCCATATTTCCGGCCAGTTCCTTTCCGGCCTGATAACGCTGTTTTACTGCGTTAAGTTTTGCCTGTTGTGCACTGACACGCGCCAGCGCGTCGCGCTGTCGGTTAAGCTGTGCGGTGGTTTCACTGATACGGTTTTTCAGTCCCTGCTCATCATGTGCAAGATTGCGGGTATTAATTCCCACAGCGGCCAGTTCCCGCTGCTGGCGTTTAACGGAATCTGTCAGGCGGTTATATTTCGCCTGTAAGTCCTCCACCGCACGCTTTGCGGATTCCAGCACTTTCGCCTGAGCACGGGTCGGACGTTCGGTGTTTTTAAACTGTGTGGCAAGGGCTTCGGCTTCCTGCCGTGCCTTTTCAAGTGCATGACCAGTCACGGCGAGCTGTGCACTGGTCTTGCGGAATCCCTCAATACGGGATGCGTGACCGTTCAGCTCGCGCAGTGATTTTTGTGTTTCCCGGATATCCCCCGACAGCGACTTACTCGCTGTGCGGATGGATTTAAACGGGCGGGATGCCTGGTCAACAGCCCTGAGCAATACCTGTAATTTTACATTGTTACTCATTCGTGTTTCCGCTTCGCCGGAGCGCCTTTTCGCGCCATGTGATGAGTTCGGTCAGGCTCATGGGATACAGTTCTGATGGCGGCCAGTGAAATATCACTGCCACATCCGCCATCAGGTCATCGACCGAGAGATTTTTCGGAAACGTTACTGCACCGAGTTCGGCGACAAAAAACTGACCACCTTACCGGCCAGCGCCACAAGGTCAGGCAGTTCCAGTGCGGCGACTTCCTGCTCGGTCAGCATCGGTGCAGTCATGCGCGGCAGCACCTTAATCAGTGCATCGACTTCGGAGTTCGCGACCGCAGCCAGACTGACACCGCGCAGCGTCCCGGCATTGGGTTTCATCAGCGTGACCTGTTCGATGACCTGCTCACCACGCTTGACCGGATTGTCCAGGGTAATCACATTTTCTTTGTTCATGGTTTTCTCACTTCTGAATCAGGGTTAACCGGTCAGCCTGGCTGACCGGATGAAAATCACAGGCCGATATTGCGGCGGTGTTGCTCCAGCCGGTCGACGCCGTTCACCTTCTCAATCATGTTGATGGTGTCGATTTCGACCAGCTCCTTACCGTCCAACGTCAGCCGGAAATAGGTGCAGACCACGGAGATTTTCGACTCAGTGTCTTCTCCCTGTTTCCCCTCGCCGGTGTCGATTTCTTTCTGACGTCCACGCATGACCACCTCGACGGCCACCGTTTCGCCGGTATCGTCGCGCTGGTAAGAGCCAGCAAAACGAATCGGTACGGCATCCACGCCGGTTGCGGCGTAGAGCTCCCAGATAACCGAATCCGGGAAGCCCCCGAGCGACCACTCCATTGACAGCGCATCGTCATCAAGGCCGAGGTCTACCGGTGCGCTGCCGTTCATCCCCGCACCGCGATAGTTTTCGAGCTTACGGGTCAGTTTTGGCAGCGTGACGGACTTTGCAACGCCCTGATAGCTGTAGCCGTTCAGAAAGACGTTCATTAACTTGAGTTTGCGCGGCATTGCCATCGCTCAGGCTCCTTAATTGCTGTTAACCGAAGTGACCAGATTTGCCAGGTATTTATCGGTAATACGCTGGCGCAGGGTCAGGTTTTCAAGAGGAGGCACCGGTGTATAGTCGTAGTCGATATACAGTTTTCCGGCCTTGAGGGTTTCCGCATCGTTGGATTCTTCGCTGAACCAGCAGGTCGCATCCACGATATAGCCGTTTGTTTTCAGCTCACGGAATTTGGCATTGATGCCGTCAACGATGTCGCGAATCAGCGTTGCGGTGATGGGCTTGTCCACCGCCCACATGTGCGCCTCAGCCATCGTGTCGGCCAGCACCTGCGCGGTGCGGGTGTAGTTTTCAAAGAGGAACAGCGGGTCATCAGAGCAGGTACGGTTACCCCAGAAGCGGAAACCGTCACGGCGAATCAGCGTTGTGACGCCTGACTCGTTAAGCAGGTCAGCATCGGTGCCGGACTCCTGCAAATCCCAGAATACGGACGCGCTGATGCCGGTAACACCGTTCACCCCGACGTTGGACAGCGTTTTATGCCAGCCCTGCTCCTGGTCGATTTTAGCGCGCAGACCCAGCGCACGGGCAGTGGCATACGCGGTGGCGGTGGTACTGGCGACCGTATCCCATGCGAGGAAATCCGGCCAGATGACCATCAGCTCACGCTGGCTGAAATTCTGGCGGTAGGCTTTCACCTCGGAAATGGTTTTACAGCCCCATGCGCTGATATACCCGAAAGCGCGCAGCTTCTGACAGACTGATGCCAGTGCAACAGCCACCTCTTTGGTGTCCAGTCCCGGCACACCGAGAATACGCGGTTTAACGCCGGTTACCGACTCTGCCGCCAGCAGGGCTTTCAGTCCGGTGTACTGACCATTTTCGTCGGTGGTGCCGATGATATTGGAAACGGTCTGCGCGAGTTTCGTTTCCTCGTCGTCGCCGGTGCCGTCTTCCACACGCACGACAACGGTGACCGGTTTTGACTGGTCGGCGATGGCCTGCAACGATGCCGCCAGCGTGCCTTTTTTACCGGCCTTTGCAATTGCGCTCTGCACATTGGTAATCAGCACAGGTTTATTGAGGGGGAAGGTTTCCGCATCCGCATCGCTGGCCGTACAGACCATGCCGACAACGGCAGTGGATACGGTGGAAATGACGCGGGTGCCGTCGTTAATCTCCAGCACCTGCACGCCATGATGATAGTCACTCATCCGTTTAACTCCGTGGTTAATGGGTGCAACTATTTTCTGTTGGGCAGTGCATGAGACGCTATTTGACCTGGCTGGTCAGTGGATGAAACAACAGATAAAGAAAAGGCGGGCAATTCGCCCGCCTGTCCTGATTTGTACTCACTCATTTTCCGACTGACAATTTACATAGCCCAAACGCTATCAATTCTGACAGTCTGCTTTGAGCGAGGAGCAGACCTTCACGCTTTTCGCTGTTGAGTGACATGAATTATTAAAGAGCATTATAAAACTTCACTTTTTCTAATTTCAATGCTTTATTAAAGTCAGCGACATTCAGGATTATCAATTCAATATTAATATACCATCAGCATTATATAAGAGGTATTATGCTAACCATTTTGGATGCTCTTTATAAACATTATTAAACCACTCGGTCATTTCAGGTGAGTTCGTATCCTTTATCCAAGTTAACTCAAAGTCATCTCCCATAGATGCAAATATTGATTTCAATTGAGTTATGATTAAACCATAGTAAAATCCAAAAGTTTTTTCTTCATCCTCATTGACTAATGATTCAATATGACAACTGAGAATAAATCGAACTCGTGCCGCCGTTGAGGGATGTGTCGATTGAAAATGTTCATGGGGTGATAAGCCATCAGAAAGTTTGAAGTAGCACAGTATTAATAGCAATGAAAATGCAATTCCGCCTTCCTTGCTGCTATAAAAATCAAGCAAGTTATTAAGATAAGATGCCTTCTGATCAAATGCAGACTGTACATGTTTTTTTACAATATTAAGAGCAAAACCATCTGCAACTAATTCTCTTGCGTGGCTTGATATTATTTCTGCGCTATTGATTTTTTTATGTCCTAAAACATCATCAAAGATAGTGTCAATAGATTGCTTTTTTGCTCGGTCGCCATGTTTATTAATGAAATGGCCTACTTCGTGACTAACTATAAACAGCATTAGACAATCAAGAATAAACATAAATAAGTGTGATTCGGACTCACTTTCCTCTCTTGTCTCATTGTTAAACCCAACAAATGGATTAGTAACGAGATGCAAGTCATAAAAGTTTAAATTAGTACTTTTCCCTGTTATCATCCCTGACCGAAAAATCAAGTCAGATAACTTACATAGTCTATCAAATGTGCCATAAGACATAAATATCAATTTTTCATCATAAATAATGCCGCATTGAAAATGTGAGTTGGTTGTAATGCAAAAATCCAGATCTAATTTTCGAACAGAGTCCATGTATTTACTAAAAAACGGCAGTACGAGACCATTATCTCTATCATTTATAAAATCATAGATAAGCCCCAATTGATTCTTTGAAAGAATTTCATTGATTTCATTAAGTTTTATTTCAAATCTATCCATAATTAGAACCTCTTAATTAAAATTTTAAATAATCCGCTTAAGTAGCTATGGAGATGTAATTCTAATACTCAATCCACTCATTCAATGGAAAGATTAGCATTACTTTAACCGCACTTTTGGACTTGACTTACTTCCCTTAAAGCTTCTGGGCACTATGTTAGTAATGTCCGCTCTTCGCACGCAGCGGACATTGCTAATAGCGGTCTATGTGAAACACGGGGAGTAGGTTAGTTTTAGCGTTAAACACAATAAGAGCACGATGAAGTATCAAAAAGGAAGCATTGCATAGATAATTTAGGCAAAAACAGAGCTTAAATTACATATCATTCGCTATCAATTCGGTTGAGAGAACCCTTGGAATCAAGCTACTTTTTGAACCATACTTTATATGCAGAAAGTCCATCATCTTTTCAACATCACTTTCATGCTCTACAATGACATATTTAATATCCTTATGTGAAAAGGGTAACCTGTCATCATCATAATATTCGTTATATTTTCTCTTGCCATCTTGAGTTGATATATTTTTCGAAGCAGCGATCACTGGTTTTCCAATTGATTTTTCTATATCTGGAACAAATCGCCACTCCCTCTCATCTGCAAAAATATAGTTAGGTTTCTCCTGACCATTGCGTCGTTTCAAAGTTGCCTGGTAATTTTTCATATATCGCAAAGGATCTACAATTTTCTTGTAACTAAGAATCGCCGAGTCATATTTCCGCTTTGCATTAGTTAATTGAGATGTTGTTCCTGAAGATTTTATTTCGTCCAAATGCTTTAATAACTTATTAACTTCTGCTTTTAAACGCCTAATCTCTAGATTATAATTATCAAAAACAGAAGAGTGCTTGGACATGTAAATTACTGGATTAAGTCCATTTTCGTTTGCCCAATCTTTTGATAATCCTATGCCATAATGGCCATAACTTTCAGTATGCTGGGTAAGCTGTGTTAGCCTGATATCACAAAATGAAACCATCGGTATACCGAAATTTCTATTCGTGCTCTGGCCTTGTATAAACTCTCTAGCGAAAGAAATTCGAAAATAACTTGAGTCAAGTATCTCAAATAAGGTATCTAACTTTTCAGTAAAATGAAACAAGGTCGTTGGGTATAAGCTACGCGACATAATGATCATCCATAATATGATGTATAAACTAAGTATCATAAATCAAGGTTATCAGTACTTACCATACATCAGCAAGCGGAATTAGCGATAGCGGCCTGCTCCTCATTAATCAACACTAAGAGCTGTTAGCTACTTCCGCTCCTGGCACAGAGCGGACTGTCAGATTAGGCTTTACTCTGTGCCATAGATATGTAAGCTCACACCAGAGTTCATACAACTTATTGCGGCATTTCCGGCCATTCAGGATTTGCAGGATCCACACGGCTGACCAGAACACTGTAGCGTTCCCATGCTTCCAGTCGGCTACGCTCCTCATCTGTTGCCATGTTCAGCCTGACAGCGCGCTCCAGTGGCAAAATCACGGATTCAGCATCTGCAAGAAGTCTGGCTTTCCGGTTTTCTGCCTGCTGCTGCAATTCCTCTGCCGTATAAATGCGTTTAATCACTGTACCGTCCTTAAACATCCAGTTCCCTGAAATGTCCGCCCGTCGGTTAGCAGTAATATCCGCCACTTCAACAACACTTAATCCATCCGGTCTGATAGCTGTCACATCCTTTTCCACATAGCGGATGATATTATCTTTGTCGTACGCTATTTTTAGCGTGTCATCAGCAAAATACTTTTGTTCTTCGTACCAGTTCTTACCATCTTCTGAAAAAAACCAGACAACATCAAAGTCTTTTGTCAATTGATATTGTTCAACCGTTTTTGGATTACCCGCCGTAATATTTTTTAAATGCTGCATAAATTATACCTGCGCCACGTTATACCATGTCCCGTTAATGTATTTCTGAACCGGTCTGTAATATACACCACCAATGTTATCGGCAGAGTTTGAGCCGGTATCCTGAACAATAATGCCGGAATATACACACCCGGACGGTGCCTGATGTGTCCATGTCATGCCATTGTTCGCAGGTTTGTATGTGGCAGCACCACCAAGCCGGATATCCCGGACATAGCGGGAATCAAAGTTACCGTAATCCGAGGGATTAACACGCCCCGTAATATTTATGGTTTTATTACTTTGAATACTTCCCGAGACAAAGCGCATAACATGGACGCTATTAGCATAAACATCCAGATTACCATCACCATTTTGTTTAAAGCCCGTGTCATTATCACCCAAAACAATCGAATTACCGCCAAGAGCACTGGATGTTCCTATACCCAGAGCACCATTCAATTGACCACCAGATAACGGCAGTGCACCGACATCTCCCGCTGTAGGTTTTCGCGTTGTGGTATAAAACTCAGACCAGTCAGCCTCGAATCCGTAACCGTCACGAGCAGAACGATAAAAAATACCGCCGTTCTTATAATTAACGCGGAACTGGGCGGCGGGACAACTTCCTTCACCGATATTAAAATGAAGAATTAACGTTGATGCCCCACCAGTAGTTGCGTTATAGGCTCCGCTACTCCAGTTCCACCCAACGGCTTTATCATTCGCAACGGTGTCTCCTGTTTTTCCTGAGGCAAATGCACCAATATTTTTCGGCGTCAGGTTAATATCTGATGTTCCATCAAACGAAACGTTATTAATTTTACGGGCTGTTTTCAGCTTTGTTGCTGTCGCCGCATTGCCGGACAGTTCACCAGAAAGGCCAGCACTGAATGTCTGTTTCGCGCCCCATGTCTGGGCTTCGTCAATGATTGGTACTCGTCTTGCTGTGATCGTGCGGCTTCCCGGATTTCCTGAAATACGCACCATAAAAAATCGGTAGTTCGCTTTACTTACAGTGCTGCGCCATACATGCATTGAGCGCCCCGTACCGGAATCATCACTCGGACCAACTGCGATGTTTATCAGGTTGCCATCAATGACGCCCCAGTCCATACCGTCGGGAATATTGGTCATATTATCCAGCCTAACGGTTATCAGACTGCCCGGCACAAAATCGTAGGTCTGCCAGTCCAGGCTGGTGAGCTTTGCCACAGCACCGCCGATACCCAGATTCAGGGGAAGTGAATACGAGGTGTAGACTTCCCGCCATTCGCTCCATGAGCTGCCGGTAAAGACGCGCTCAAAGGTGCGGCCTTTAAGGGTTGTACCTGTTCCGGCAGTTGTATAACGCTGCCATACATTAACACCATCAAACCGCCTCAACACTTCCAGAATGCCGAGTACAGTCACGCCGTTTCCGTCCAGTACTGGACCGTTGGTCGCTTTACCTGTAACGCTGTAAATACCTGGTGAGGTTACATCATTCAAATCACCTTCGTAATAACGACTCTCTGACTGATGACCGACTCTTAACCACGGTTCCCACTGCGGATTTGATGCATCCCAGCTTGCCGTAAGGCAGCGGACATACATATTTCCACGGCGAGTGGTATAACGTTGCGTTCTTCCATAATTTCCGCCTTCGAGGATCTCAAGCATCCCCTGAGCAAAGCCGCCTTCCTCTGGATAATTGCGTTCATATGAAGCTATAGCCGAGCTACTGTTACGCCATAAACCAAGATGTTCGGCGGCTCCAAGCGTATTCAGGTCTATAGTCGTACTCAAAGGGCGGGTAGCTGATTGAGTGTGACGCCATATGCCCCACGGACCATCAGAGCCATTCCACTTATTGGCGAGTCTGCGTATGTATACATTGCCGTCTCTCGTGGTGAAGCGTTGCGTACCTGCAAAATTGCCGGCAGCAAAAACCTCAAGCACACCGACAGCATTATCTTCCGGGAAATTTTTCTCCAGTGTTGCGTTAGTTGAGGTAGCTTTAGACCAGATCCCCAGATAAGCCTTAACGGGACCAAATGTATTCAGATCAGCATCAAGCGGCATTTCGCCATTGTTTTTCATAAACGTCAGGCTGGTAACGCCAACATTGTCCAGAAAAGCGTCCTTATCTGGAATATCGCCACCGTTCTGGTCTTTCTGCAGACGTTTCTCAGCATTGTCATAGGCTGCTTTTACTGCCTTTGGCGTTGCAGCCTGCTTTTCACTGGTGCTGTTTGTTGCACTGCTTAACTGAGTAAAACCTTTTTCTGTCAGCGTGGCGTCAGGATGGCGGCGGGACTGCTCATGCTCTGCGATTTTGTCATCGACGTAATCCTGCGTCGCCATCACTGTGCTGGCATCAATACTCAGCTCAACGGACGCCACGTTGCTGAGAATAATAACCATGCGGCAGGTCTGCGCACGTCCGGAGCCTTCAGCCAGTTCTGGCTTATAGCTTTCTGCCATGTTGGATACCGCAATCAGTGTTCCGGCATCGTCATACAGACCAAGCTCACGCATCCAGAAGCCGCCCACTTCTGGCGGAACAACCAGTTCAGCCACGATATAGTTTTTATTCTTGTTATCCACACTGACTTTATTCAGGGCATGACGCCAGACTTCATGCACCAGTTTCGTCTGACCGGCATCCGGCACCGGCAATTGGCCATTACCGTCACCCACAGCCATTGCAGACAGGTTTACTTTTTTCCCGCCGGGAACAGTGGCGGCTGCCAGCTTCGCGGCTCCGGCAGTAGTGATAACGGTTTTAAATTTCGTGCTCATTGTTTCTCACTTATCCGGGATAAACAGTAATAACATCACCATCACAGACCACACCGCCTGTATACAGACAGCCGGGAATGTCCTGGATAATGTTCAGACCGATAAGGTGGCGACTTGCGGGTTTGGCATCGGCAATAAGCCGTTCCATTTCCAGATACATCTCCTCCGTGATGCCGCTTTCCAGTACGCCGATATCAAGGCGGAAGGTTCCGGGCGGGTCGTTTGTCTCCCACCATTCCTTTACGTTAATGAGATAGCCGAGCGGCTCCACCACACGCCGGATTGCGCCGATAGTGCCTTTATGACAGTGGATGAAATAGGCATCGCGGATAACGGCGCGTTTTGTCGCTTCCGGCCACTTTTCATCCCACCTGTCGACCGAAAACGCCCACGCCAGCCACGGCAGCAGATTTGCCGGACAGGTGTCCGGGTTCCACAGTTCACGAATACTGACCGGCGTTTTTTCAATTTCCGCACAGGCTTTTGCGGCAGCAATTTCAAGCGGTGATGAGCCGGTCGGCAGCAGGCGCTCACTCATCCGAGCCTCCGGTCACGACGCGGTATTCGGTACAGAAAGACGCCTGCGTACTGTTGAGCACAATGTCGGCCAGCGGTGCAGCCAGTTCGACACGCTGCACGCCTTCCACATGCAAAGCGGCATAAATGGCAGACAGACGGATGTCGCGCCCCAGCCGGTGCTGTGCCGTGATGTACGCTTCCAGTTTTTTCACGGCGGCAGCGCGGATGGGTTCGCTTTCGGGACCAGGGTAAAGGTAAAGCGTGGCGTTTATCTGGTATTCAACGATGGCGGCAGACTGTACGGTCACGCGGTCGGCCACCGGTCTGACGTCCTCGCCATTCAGGGCGTTACGCACCACGGCCAGCAGGTCTTCGGATGCGACACCGTTATTTTCACGTGACAGCACGGAGATAGTGACGCAGGCCGGAGACGGACTGGTGACAGAGATATCCGCAACACGCCCGTCAGCACTGCGTCCATGATACTGATAGGCACCCACCGACCCGGCGACGCTTAAACCTTCAAACGCCTGCTGAATACGCAGACGATAATCTGTGTCAGATTCCATCACTGCCGGTGTCGGCGGAATGGTCGAATCATCTGCCGGGGTGATAGTCAGGCGCGTGGTGTTGTAATTGGCACCAATCACATCAAGGTCATTACCGGCGGCACAGGCCAGCATTACCGCCCGTGCAGCCTCATTCACACGCTGACGCCAGATAAGCTCACGATAAGCATTTTCCTCCAGCAGTTTGACGAGAGGCTCAGATTCCAGCGTCAGGGTACGGGCGACCGCCTCCTGCTGGTCTTCCGGGTAAAGGGAAATCAGTGTCGCCTTGCGTTCGGCGAGAATGGTTTCAAAGTCCAGCTCCTCAACCACATCCGGTGCGGGTAGCTGGTTCAGGTCGATAATCGGCATGGTTTCAACTCACAGGGATGGTTAACGAAAGTGGCTGGCCGGTGTCGTTATGCTGGCCGGTTAACGTAACTGTCATTCGACCGTCAAAGCTGCGCGCCGTGGTGACGGATGACAGGGTGACGCGGGGTTCCCATTTCAGCACCGCCATGTAACAGGCGACCTTAATCTGCAACTCAAGCGCCGGAGTCTGCGGCTGGTCAATCATTGACGCCAGCAACGAGCCGTAATCACGACGCATCACCCGCGAGCCGACCGGTGTGCGCAGGATATCGCCGATACTCTGGCTGATATGCTCAAGGTCAGTGACAGTCAGGCCATCACTGCGATTCATTCCGAGATAACGCGCAGTCATAGAGGTCCCCCGGTTGTGCCGCCGCTGTCGCCGGGGTGTTTATGGGTATGCAGTACCTTACCGTTTGATGAGAGTTCACCGCCGGTGTGTTCAATGTTGCCGCGCATCGTCCCGCCCTTCTGCACTTCCAGCGTGCCGGTAGTCAGCTTGTTGGTGCAGACCACCTCCGGTGTGTCCAGGGTGATGCGAGTTGACGCTTTCACCATGACCACCGGCACCGTGGCGGTAACAGAATCAGAAGCCGTCACGCTGGCCGTTTTAATTCCGCTTGCCGTGAGCGCACTGGTTTCGGGTTCATACTCAATCACCGCCCCGTCAGGGAAACGGATGTACAGGGCATCCGCCGACGCAGACGGCGCGGGGTTATCACCGGAATAAATCCCCGGCAGAACAAACGCCGTGTCGAGTTCGCCGCCCACGGACAGAATCAGCACCTGCTCCCCCACCGAAGGTGCCCACCATGTGCGTGAACGTCCGGCACGATGGGTCAGCCACTGAAGCCAGTCAGTGCACATGCCGCCGGTCTGCACACGGCAGCGACCGGCTTTAAGGTTGGTTTCGACGACAAGGCCAGTACGAATCATGTTGCGCAGTGCGCGCGCGAGTTCCTGAATATTTGCGAGAGTGTTCATGCATGTGAGATTGCACAATATATAAAAGTTATGCTATCTGGATTCATTTGTAGAACCACCAGACAACATTCAAGGAGAGCGTAATGGTCAGCTATAATGTGACTAATGTGTGGGAGCTAATCGTCTTGTATCTTTTGGTCTTTGTAGTATTAGCATTTTTTAGCTTTGGTAAAAGTAACCTTATGAGGCTTATTGCACATTATTTCAAATTTGGATATTCAGATAAAAAATTAAAAAGACTGGACCGCGAGTGGCGCGACATTCAACTATTTAAAATAATTAACGGAATCAATGTATCAGGCATCAAAGATGTGAAAATGATACAGCAGGGGTTGATTGATGGAAAACTAAAAACATCGGATTTTTTCCTTACTCGCTTCTGGGGAGACATAACAGAACCGCCATGCATCACAAAAACAATGAGTGCAGTCCTGGCCGGAATTCTTTATATTACCTTCGCATGTTGCATACACAACGAGCAATCTGCCATAGTAGAGGATGCCATAGCCATACCATATAAAAATATGATGTACCATGTTTATAATGACAAGGTTCTTTTGTTCTCCGACAATAAAACAGATAAGTTCTATAAAGCTTTTAGCATTGCCGATTGCAAGAGACTGCAGAACACTTTTGTAACAGACACACTTCCTGCAATCGCCTGCAATAAGCTCTTACAGCTAAACGAGGAGGACTCCAAATGGTTAAGTCAGGAGATTAAAGATAATAACAGCCACAGAAAAACATTATTAATAATATCCCTCGTCTATTTCACTTCAGGTCTGGTTATACTTCTGTCATATACAAAATTCCTTTACGCCAATAAAAAAGTTGTAGAATACAAATCATCAAATAAAAACCACTCATAATCCTCTAAACATTGAGCGACCAGCACAGCCGCTCAATGTTTAATTGCGCATCAGCCTCTGCCTGGATAAAACTAACGCTCAAGGTGAGCCAGGATAATCTCTTCAATCATCTGTACATCCTCACCGGTGAAGCCGAGCAGAGGGCGCGCCGGATAATCAATTTTCTTACCGTCTTTCCGGTTTTCTTCCGACAGACCGAACTGATGCACACTGGCGATTTTCGGTGACTTCCCGCCGTAAAACTCCATTGATGCCTGCTCCGGGCTGGCGCGGATATGCAAAAAACGACTGGTGATAAGTTTCGCAAACATTTTTCGCTTAACACGACCGGTCTTTTTTCTGGCGCTCTGCTGCTGGCGTGGTGCGTAGGGTGTGCCGTCCGGGGCTTTCTGTGCCATCACCCGGCGCTGCTGACTCTGACGCAGACGTTTTGCCAGTTCGGCGCTCAGTCGCCGACGCCCTGACGGTGACAGCGACTCAATCAGTCCGGTCAGCCGGTCTTCAAAACGCTTAAACTCATTCATCCCACTTGCTCACCAGTTCGCCATTGATATACAGCTCCATCGGGCGGGTGACCGGCTCCGGCGGCGGGGGTTCCGGGATATTCTTCACATGCAGCGCGCCGTCCACCTCACTGACCAGCGTGCGCTCAGTCAGCATCAGGCTGATGCTGATATCAAAGCTGCTGTCATTGTTGATGTCTGCATAAAACGTGAAGCCCTTTTTCTGACCTTCGTCGGTGGTCATGATGTCGGGCTGATTTTCCCGCAGCCACGCCAGCACCGGCACGATGAGCAGGTCAAAATCACCGGTAAAGTCGGTCACAATGACATTGAGCGTGTAACGCTTTTCAAATGACAGCGACGTCGCCAGTGTGGAGGCAATACTCCCGTTATCCACGAATATCCGCAGCATCTCGGGACTGGTTTTCAGCACCGTGACGGCATCAGTCAGCGCCCTGCGCAGGCTGTCGGGTTTGAGCATCGTTTTCGTCCTGACAGTGTTTAATCATTTTTATCTGGCTGGCACAGCGTGCCAGCGCGTTCTCAAGCTGCCGGATATCGGCACTTAAATCACCGTTCGTCTCCGGGTCACTGCCCGGCATCGGGCAAAGGCTCACTTTCGGGCAGGCGTTGGGGACAATCACTGGCGTCGGTGCAGGCCGGGCGCTGGTGCAACCGGCGCACAGCATCAGGCAGGTCAGCACCGTACCAGCGGCGAAAATCTTCGTTTTCATTGAGTAACCTCGTGATGGTTTTCTCGCGCTGTGCTTCACGCTTCGCGGCGTTCTCCAGTTCCTGACGCAGTGCCACCTGCGCCAGCTCGTTTTTGTCTGCCCTGGTGAGGGCAACATGAAGCTGATTTTTCAGCATGGTGATGGTCGTCTGTTGTTCACTGGCGACGTTGTTCACCCTGTCCAGCGAGGCGCGCAGGCTGGCGTTTTCATGCTTCGCCAGAAACAGCCCCGCCACCGCCAGCGATAACAACACAACCATCACAATCATCAGCCTTGACATGGTCCCCGCCCCTCAAAACGCTGACAGCAGGCCGTACGTATCAGCCGGAATAACAGCGCCGCCACGAGATAAATCAGCGCGGTAAAAATCCACCCGGCAGCGACCAGCGAGATAAACGTCGCCACCATCACCACCAGACCCATCGCCCGTCTGCACCACGGCACCGGCTGCAAATACAGCGACGTGACAATCTTCACGGCCAGCGATTCCGGCGGCAGCTCCCGCCCGTAGCGTTCCAGCACATACTCAGTGGCATACACGCCGACACCACCGGCAACCACACAGATAACCGTCGCCAGAATCGCCCAGGCAGCGACAAAATTGACGGCCACGCTCTGCGGGTTAATCAGGGACAGTGCCAGCATCAGCGCCAGCGACACGTTCAGCATCAGTGAAAGGAATAATTTCTTCATGGTGTTTACTCCGTTTAAGCCGGTACGCCGCCAGCGGTACGCCAGACGGTGACCAGTTTTTCCAGTGAATGCTCACGCTGACCGTAACCGGCTCCCGGCAGGGATGCCCAGATATTGCGACAGCGTGAAATGGCGCGCTCAATGCGTCCCGCCCGGATGTCATCCAGCGCACCGCGTTCACGGATCAACTGAATGGCAAGTCTGTCCTGTGACAACGGACTGAAATCCGGCAGGGCAAGCTGTTTGCGGTAGTGCGGCCAGAACAGGTAAAGCTGCTGATAGCGACCGGAGGCCGTGGATTTTTCACCGCGACGGTTAAACACCTTCGCCGGTCGGCCATGCGCGAACGGGTGGTCACTGTAGTCGGTGAAAATTTCCGGCTTTCCGTCCAGTCCGGTGACTATCACGTCATAGCCCCGGTTTTTCGTCAGCGGATGATTCGCCGTCCCTTCGGACACGGCCAGCATGTCGAGAAAGGCGGCGATATTCTGATGCGTGTTAATAACCGGCATTACGGTTTCCCCCTGCCCTTAAAGCGGCGCTGAATGGCAATCTCAATCACCTGATAACCGGCGATACCCAGCATGGAGCCGATGCCGCACACCGCAGGCAGTGACAGGTCAGGAAACTGCACCAGAACAACACCGGCAACCATCGAGACAAAACCACCGAGCAACATGCGCCCGATAAACAGACGCGGGGTGATGGGTTCACCACCGGCAAGCACCTTGCCGACAACAATCAGCACCCCAATCATGAAAAGCGACAGGACGCTTTTTTCTTCTGCTGTCATGCGTTACTCCCACAGATTGACAGTTTCAGCCACGGGGGCGGTCTGAACGTCGGGCAGTTCGACGACGGTGCCGTGCGGCAGCACCGCACCCAGTTCAGCCAGTCCCGGATTTGCGGCGAGCACAGCCTCGACCACGCCCTCAGTGCGCCCGTAATACCGGACACAAATGGCGTCGAGCGTGTCGCCCTGTAGCGCAAAGGTCTTCATCAGATTTGACTCACGATGCAGCGCGGCTTGTCCTGGATGCGCGCCACTGCCCAGCGCATATCCCGCCATAGCTCATCAATGGTGCTGTCAATGCTGTCGGCCTTCTTGTCGCCTTTGGCACTGGCATCCACGCCGCGATAACGCTCATAAAGCGATGCGGTCGCCATCGCACACACGGCGCGCTCGTAGTAAAAAACTTTGATGCTTTCACCGTCGATGTCGTCCGCCGGGACGTCCGCCAGACGCGTAAAACCGGCAGCAATTTTCTGTTCGCGGTACTCGTACAGCTCCGCATTCGTCTCCGCCATGCCTGACTTGATGGCCTCACGCAGACGGGCGGGGGCGACGGTCTGCTCAAGGCGCATACGTTCCCGGACGCGCTTCGGGTCGATATCGGGAAAAAAGAACGTGTTTTTAATCACCGGCTCGTCGCCTGCCGGTTGCGGGATGACCACCGTACCCTCACCGGACACGGGAGCCTCCTTTCGCGGAATAATCAGCGTCATCATGACTACCTCTGAAAAGTCGGGCGGTGGACGCCGGTGCAGTGTCAGGTGATTCACCCTCACTGACCGGCGTGCCGCCCTGGCGCGGGGCGCATTCGGTTGTTAACTGGCTTTCTTTTTCGGGCGTCCACGTTTTGCCGGTGTCACGCTCCGGGTCTTACGCGGGGTACGGGTGGCCGCTTTGGGCTGCGGCTCCGGCTTCGGTTTCAGCTCCCGCTCCAGTCGTTCAATCTCTTTTTTGACGCCTGCCTGACAGTCGAGCTGTGTCGCACGTTGCAGGTGCGCCAGCGCACCGGCGGCATCACCACCGTCACGCAGAAACAGACCGGTGATTTTGTGCAGCTTTGCGCGCACTTCATCAGGCATGTCAGCCGTGGCGGTCAGTTCAAGGGTCTCCGTCAGCAGGCGGGGATCCACAGACTCACCGGCAGCGTGAGCGCGCATGGCCGCGAGCGCCACCTCCTCGGTGAACATGTACGGCGGGGTGCGGCGGTGTTTACCCGGCATGGTCAGACCGTACTTCAGGGCATAACGGGCAATCTCCAGCGCACCGGCAATATCGCCGGTATCCAGACGCCACAGCATGACCGTCATCAGAATGTCATCCTGTGCACCTTTGCCCTGCTCCAGCACGCCGTTCACCCACGGCAACCAGAACGGCAGCAGTTCGCGTTTTTTCGCGGCCTTCAGCTCTTTTGAATAAATCGCTTTCAGTGTGCGCTGGTCTGCGGCCAGCTTGACCAGCATCTGCTCATAGACAGTTGCATGTCGCAGCGGGGCGGCGTCCCGCTGCGCGGTCATCGCTGCCGAGACCCGCATCATGTGGCGCTGTGCGGGACTCGTCATCGGTTACGCTCCCGGCTCTGCGGTCACTTTAGTCGGTGTGGAGAAGTCACCGACCTTAATTTTTTCCACCAGACAACCGGCGGCGTAGTCTTCCACCACGTAATCAATGTTCATTGACTCGTAGTTCTCCACGCGGTCGAGTTTCGGGTTTTCCACAATCACGCGGCGATGGCTGTCATCCATGTAGTAGATGGACAGGTTTTCCAGCTTCGTGATGAGCATCGCATCCGCCGGGAAGTACGGGACGCGTACCGCCGGCAGGTTACCGATGCGTTTCTGGCTGATGATGACGTCAGCGGCCAGCATCTCGCTGTTGTCCTGCTCCTTGTTGACGATGGGGAAATACTTGTCCGCCAGTAGCTGACGCCCCACAATCACCACAAGGTCAGGGTCTTCCTGATACCACGGCTCAATCAGGTTGTTGGTCGCATCCATCACCAGTGCATCGAGGCTGGCATAATCACCGCCCTTACCCACGCGGATGACCTCAGAGGTCGTGTGACCTTCCTCGTCAGTAACCTTGCTCATCACGCGCGCCGGGGCTTCATTGCGGTATTTCTGCAGCCAGCCGACCGCCACATCCTGCAGCATCGGATTGCTGCTGCGGTCAGAGGTTTCGGCACGCCTCACGCCGTTAAAACCGGCCATGATTAAATCAAGGGACTGGCGTTTGATAATGGCGTTACGGACACGGAGCTGGAAATCCTGATAACGCGCCCACAGGTCAAGCGTTTTGTAGCGGATATAAAAATCGAAGTTAATCTGGTCGCATTCGTACTTGTTTGACGCCAGCTTCGAGAAGTCCTTCGGCTGACGCTCGGTGCCACCGGCGGTGTCTGTGGTGCTGGCGATGGAGCCGGTGACACCAATACCAATTTTTTCCCCTTTCATTTCGCTGACCGGCACAATGTTGATGCGGGTCAGAAAGTCAGAGGACTCCTGCATGGTGTTCATCAGGGTCTGGGTGACCGACGGTTCAACGGTGAATTTTTTCGACACATCACCGGCGTCGATGCCGTTCAGTTCGGCAACACGGGACAGGTAGGCATTAAATTTAAAGCGGGTTTCCTGGCGCATAGTTTTTCCTGAAATTAAGGGTTAATCGTGAAGGTTTTCCCGGACTGGCTGACGCCGGTCAGCAGTTCGTCATCAGGGCGTCACCGCCACCGCCGGTGGCCTTGCTGCGGCGCTGCTGGGTCAGACTTTCGGTGTGGTCGAGACTGTTTTTCAGGCGGGTGAATGCCTGACTGGTTTCATCAGCCCTGTGAGTCACATCCTGCTTAAGTGCGGAAAAGGCGGTTTCCATCTCAGCAAGGCGCTGCTCAGTGGTGCTCAGTTTTTCCTGCACATGTTCAGCAACAGCGGTCACCGCTTCATGCACATCATTCAGACGGGCGTCATCGCTGGCCTGTTTGCGGCCAAAAATGGATTTCACCTTTTCGGTCAGGGCGGTGAACACGGTTTCAGGCAGGTCTTCAAATTCCAGCTCAACAGGCGTTGCCACTGAAATCAGGTTTTCAGGGCTTAATTTGAAGCGGTTCAGGGGGTTGTGTTTTGCCGTGCGGCAGAATTCCAGGTATTCCGTGCCAAGGCTTGCCGGGTCATCGGTGACGGCCAGCCCCACCAGATAACATTTGCCGGTATTGGCAAAGTTCGGCTGAATTTCCATTGAGGTATAGACCTTCTGCGCGGCCTTGTTCATCGCGATAAGGTCATCGGTCGGGGTGATTTTCGCAAACAGCGCCCATTTGCCTTTCAGCGCCGAATCGTCATCAATCTTTTCGGCCTTCAGTTCGGCCACATCGCCATAACGTTTAAAAATGCCGTCAGGCAGGATGCCGCGCAGATGTTCCAGGTTAATGCGGCAACCATAGACTCGCGGGTCAAAGGTTTCGGCCATTTCCTGAATATCCTGCGCACTGATGACACGCCCGTCACAGGTGTCACCCTCAACGCCGATACGAAAGAATTTTGAGACTTTTTTTGCCATTGTCAGGAGTCCTGAATAGTGAGTAGAGGAGTCACATGTCGGCATCAGTTTCCCGACGATGCGCATCCTCCGCCATCAGTCCCGGATGGCTTATCACTGACACAACAGCACCTTAGCGAATCGCGGGGCGCGACTCAGTAGCCTTGCCGTGTATTCATCACGGCGAGGTATTCATGACCATCACCACAGACACCACTCTTTTACACGACCCGCGTCGTCAGGCGGCGCTGCTGTACTGGCAGGGGTTTTCCGTGCCGCAGATTGCCGCCATGTTGCAGATGAAACGCCCGACGGTGCAGAGCTGGAAACAGCGCGACGGCTGGGACAGTGTTGCCCCCATCAGCCGTGTCGAAATGAGCCTGGAAGCGCGGCTGACCCAGCTCATCATCAAACCGCAGAAAACCGGCGGTGACTTCAAGGAAATTGACCTTCTGGGACGCCAGATTGAACGACTGGCACGGGTAAACCGTTACAGTCAGACCGGCAACGAGGCAGACCTTAATCCGAACGTCGCTAACCGCAACAAAGGCGGGCGTCGCAAACCGAAAAAGAATTTTTTCAGTGACGAGGCCATCGAAAAGCTGGAGCAGATTTTCTTTGAGCAGTCTTTCGACTATCAGTTGCACTGGTATCGCGCCGGGCTTGAGCACCGCATCCGCGATATCCTGAAATCCCGCCAGATTGGCGCGACGTTTTATTTTTCCCGCGAGGCGCTGCTGCGTGCCCTGAAAACCGGTCATAACCAGATTTTTCTGTCGGCCAGTAAAACGCAGGCGTATGTATTCCGCGAATACATCATCGCCTTTGCCCGGCTGGTTGACGTTGACCTGACCGGTGACCCGATTGTCCTGGGCAATAACGGCGCAAAACTGATTTTTCTCGGCACCAACTCCAACACCGCGCAGAGCCATAACGGCGACCTGTACGTCGACGAGATTTTCTGGATCCCGAATTTTCAGGTACTGCGTAAGGTGGCATCAGGTATGGCCTCACAGAGTCACCTGCGCTCGACCTATTTCTCCACCCCGTCCACGCTGGCGCACGACGCCTACCCGTTCTGGTCGGGTGAACTGTTCAACCGGGGACGCGCCAGCGCCGCCGAACGCGTGGAAATCGATGTCAGTCATAACGCCCTTGCCGGAGGTCTTCTCTGTGCGGACGGCCAGTGGCGACAGATTGTCACCATTGAGGACGCCCTGAAAGGCGGCTGCACGCTGTTTGACATTGAGCAGCTCAAACGCGAAAACAGCGCCGACGATTTTAAAAACCTGTTCATGTGTGAATTTGTTGACGACAAGGCATCGGTGTTCCCGTTCGAGGAGCTGCAACGCTGCATGGTCGACACGCTGGAAGAATGGGAAGACTATGCGCCGTTTGCCGCCAATCCGTTCGGCTCCCGCCCGGTCTGGATTGGTTACGACCCGTCACACCGTGGCGACAGCGCCGGATGCGTGGTACTGGCACCGCCGGTGGTGGCCGGTGGCAAATTCAGAATACTTGAGCGTCACCAGTGGAAAGGCATGGACTTTGCCACTCAGGCGGAATCCATCCGCAAACTCACCGAAAAATACAACGTCGAATACATCGGTATTGATGCCACCGGCCTCGGTGTCGGCGTGTTCCAGCTCGTGCGCTCGTTCTATCCCGCCGCGCGCGATATCCGCTACACGCCGGAAATGAAAACCGCAATGGTGCTCAAGGCAAAAGACGTCATCCGCCGTGGCTGTCTGGAATATGACGTCAGCGCCACCGACATCACCAGCTCGTTTATGGCTATCCGCAAGACCATGACCAGCAGCGGACGCAGCGCCACCTATGAGGCCAGCCGCAGCGAGGAAGCCAGCCACGCCGACCTCGCCTGGGCGACCATGCACGCCCTGTTAAATGAGCCACTCACCGCCGGTATCAGCACCCCGCTGACATCCACCATTCTGGAGTTTTACTGATGAGTAAGAAAAAAGGGAAAACACCGCAGCCAGCGGTGAAAACAATGACTGCCAGCGCCCCGAAAATGGAGGCATTCACCTTTGGCGAGCCGGTGCCGGTACTCGACCGCCGTGACATTCTGGATTATGTCGAGTGCATCAGTAACGGCAGATGGTATGAGCCACCAATCAGCTTTACCGGTCTGGCAAAAAGCCTGCGTGCTGCCGTGCATCACAGCTCCCCGATTTACGTCAAACGCAATATTCTGGCCTCGACATTTATCCCGCATCCGTGGCTTTCCCAGCAGGATTTCAGCCGCTTTGTGCTGGATTTTCTGGTGTTCGGTAATGCGTTTCTGGAAAAGCGATACAGCACCACCGGTAAGGTCATCAGACTGGAAACCTCACCGGCAAAATATACCCGCCGTGGTGTGGAGGAGGATGTTTACTGGTGGGTGCCGTCCTTCAACGAGCCGACACCTTTCACGCCCGGCTCCGTGTTTCATCTGCTGGAGCCGGATATTAATCAGGAGCTGTACGGCCTGCCGGAATATCTCAGCGCCCTTAACTCTGCCTGGCTGAATGAGTCGGCCACGCTGTTCCGCCGCAAGTATTACGAAAACGGCGCACATGCCGGATACATCATGTACGTCACTGATGCCGTGCAGGATCGCAACGATATCGAAATGCTCCGCGAAAACATGGTGAAGTCGAAAGGCCGCAACAACTTTAAAAATCTGTTTCTCTATGCCCCACAGGGGAAAGCCGACGGCATTAAAATTATCCCGCTCAGTGAAGTCGCAACGAAGGACGATTTTTTTAATATCAAAAAAGCCAGCGCCGCTGACCTGCTGGACGCGCACCGCATCCCCTTTCAGTTGATGGGCGGCAAGCCGGAGAACGTCGGGTCGCTGGGTGATATTGAGAAAGTGGCAAAGGTCTTTGTCCGCAATGAGCTTATCCCGCTACAGGACAGGATCCGCGAGATAAACGGCTGGCTCGGTCAGGAGGTCATCCGCTTTAAAAACTACTCACTGGACACTGACAACGGCTGAACATCGCCGCCTGCGGGCGGCTTTTTTACAACCCGCCATCACGCCCTCACACGCTCACCACCGCACAAAACATCCCACAGACACACCAACGCCCCGGCGAACAATCTAAACGCCATCACGACGCGCTCAGACGCTGAAAAAATAAAATCAGCACCACCGCCAGCGCGCAGTGCTTTCCCCGCCTCGCCCGCCCGCTTAATGGGGCGGTTTTAATGCACTTGCATGAATGGCCTAAAGTACGCCAGTTCTGACACTGCAAAGTTAGAAAATGCCTAACAGGTACATGCAAAATGATGCATCAAATGAATTCATACTGAAATAACCCCCAACCACATAGCTAAGCATCCACATCTTTACATCTAACTCACTAAATTCTCTTGAATAAATCAAAAAGTTAGGTTAGATCTCTATCGTTGAGGAAGGCAACCTCGAACACTTAAGGCTAAATATAAAAAGAATAAAAAGAGGGATAAAATGAAATTAAAACTCAAAAACGTAACAAGCTATCATAAAGAATATTTTACTGAGTTAGATTTATCCAAAAAAATAAACATATTGTATGGACAAAATGGTTGTGGAAAATCTACCATATCAAATTATTTTTACAATCCTAAAGACACCGCCTATAAGGAATGTGTATGCGAACCCATCGATAATTATCGAACCCTAGTCTACAACTCAAAATATATAGAAGATAATTTTTATAATGCAAAAGAGCAAAAAGGTATATTTACCCTCAGTCAAAAAAATGCAGAAATTGAAAAAATACTATCTGAAAAAGAAGAGCTAAACAAATCACTAGCACATCAGCATAAAGAAAAAAAAGAATTTATCGAAAAACTCCATGAAGCGAAAAACAAAAAAGAGCAAGAATGCATAAATTCCATATGGAATAAGACCAAAGACATAAGAAGTTCAGAATTAAAACAATTAATGAAAGGTCAAATAGGAAGCAAAGCCACTTTCTATTACCATCTAAAAAAGTATACTCCACAAACTGATATTGATATAAAATCATTAATACAATCTTATAGCAAACTTCTCGAGTTTAAAGGAAAAGAAATACCTCTGATAACTCCTTATAAAGGATATGTTTTATCTGAAGAAACTCAAAAAACATTATCCACACCAATTATTGACTCTAGCAACAGCTATTTATCTGAAGCAATAAAAGAGCTACAAAATATTGATTGGATTAAACAAGGCAAAGAGCTATATTTAAATGGAGAAATTTGTCCATTTTGCCAAAGGGACACAATAGATGATAATTTTATTAAAGCCATTGAATCTATCTTTGATGAAACATACTCAAGAAAAGTAGATCAAATACAACAAATAAAACTATCTTATGATAATGCCATTAAAAATCATCATGAAGAAATAAAGAGTAACATTTTATCATGTGAGGTGATAAACCAAGACGAAAAAGATAAAAGCCTTTCATATGTTAAGGCATTAGAAACTATTGCAGAAAAAAACATCAAATTATTGGATAATAAAATAGAGAATCCATCTATAAGCATTGTGCTGGAGTTTGAAAAGTCGATAGAGGAAAAACTATTAGAAGATATAGAACAATACAACAAAAAAATTAACGAGTTCAATGACAAAGTAAAAAGATTTAATAATAGCGAAATAGATATTCGCGAAAAGATGTGGGCAGCAATCAGAGACTTATGTAGCGCGGAATTTGAAATACTATCAGACTGCGAAAGAAACTTTCAAGAAAAATATGAAAACGCTGCATCCTTCATGCAGGAAATAAAAAGAAAAGAAGAGATCAACACAAATGAAATCAATGAACTAAGAAATAAAACATCAAGTGTAGATGCAACAATAGATGCAATAAACTCACGACTTAAATTTCTTGGCATCTCTGGTTTTAGCATTGATAAACACGCCGAACTCAAAGATAAGTATATAATATCCCGCGATGGAAACAATAGAAAACAAGATGTATATCGGTCATTAAGCGAAGGTGAAAAAACATTAATAACGTTTCTATATTTTTTAGAATGTTGCAAGGGTAAAACAAATGAAAATGATACTGATATGCGTGATAAACTCATAGTTATAGATGATCCTATATCAAGTTTATCTCAAAACTATGTTTTCGACATAGCATCCATGATCCATCATGACATAATTGAAAAAGGCATTTCATCAAAAATAATAATCCTCACCCATAATCTTTATTTCTTCCATGAGTTAATAAAACTCGCCTCTAAAAAAGGAATAAATTTTAAACGTGACTACTTTCTTGGCAGAATAAACAAAAATGAATTTAGCACCATTAGTGCTATAGATAAAAAAAGTGTGCAAAATGAATACCAATCCCTTTGGCAAGTATTAAAAGATGCAAAAGAGAAAAAAATCAACAAAATAATAATCCCCAATATTATGAGAAATATACTTGAGTATTACTTTGCATTTGTTCATAGAACTGACGCATTAGAGGCAAAGCTTACTGAATTAACAAATGATGAAAATAACAGCCATTTCCGTGCCTTTTACAGATATATAAACAGAGGCTCTCACTCCGACGCAATAAACATAACAGATATGGGCGATATTGAACCTGAGAAATACTTAGAACTCTTGCACAAAATATTCAGAATGACTGGTGATGAGAAACATTACTTAACAATGATGGGTGAAGAAGAGGTAAATGTTACCGCTTAGGCCGCATATTACCGATTCGGGTAAGAACGACGGTGCTTACGCACCGTCTCCCAGCGCCCAAAGCGGTAGCGGTTGTACTGTCGTACATTCACTAACCTTAACATGAGATTATCTCCATGCTGGCACCATTGTTGCCAATGGCAGCCTTTATACCCTTTGTATAAAGCTAATACTAAGAGCATTGCTAGGTAGATTTCCCAAGCGGTAACGTGGGTATTCTAAGACAATTACTTAAAAAGATCAAAGCCACTAAAAAACTGCTTCCACTCACCACTTATTGGATATATAAACTTTCGTCCGTCAAACTTTACCGTCGCGCCACGCGCCAGCGCCTCAAGCTCCCATCGCTGCGGCCTGATACCGTTCTGAGCAAGGTCAACGCGGATACGGTTGATTTGCAATCGTTCCGACCGGGTCAGTCTGGCAGATGGTGCCATTTCATACTGTTTTAACGGGCTTCCGTTTCTCTGCTGACGATTTGGTGTTCTCAGCCCGTGTTTTAATGCGCCCCTGAGCGCCCTCACGACCTCCGGGTCATTCCATTCGATAACACCGTCATCAACCAGATTAAGCACTGCTGCGGCGTGCTCAGAAGGCGTGGGAGCCGGTAACGAAGTATTACCGCCGGTGAGCTTTCCACAGTTATTGACAGGACTCCGAGGCGCGGCGATGCCGCTTTTTAAAGTCAAAGGCTCAACGACCGGAACTTTCGGCACAATGCGCCAGTCCGTCGTTCTGGTGATATGAATATGGCGCGCGCCGAGATGCGGCGCGTAAATGCCGACCACTCTCTCGACCTCTTCCTCGTACTCGTTAACGTCATCCGACGGGCTACGGGCGACCCTGACAGTCTGACAATCGCGCGGGACATTTGCCCCACCCTGCGCGCTGATATACAACGCAAAATCACCACTGTCTGCGGCGGCGCGTGCAGCCTCGACGCGCTCGTCAAACTCATCAGCAATGCTGACGCCGCGCGGCAATTTGCGTAGTTCACGGTAAGCCCCCATTGTCGGCAGACCAACCGTTTTAAATTGCGGGATGCGCCACGTTGACGCCCATGCAGTAACAGCCGCGGCAGTATCTTTCAGAGGTCTGCCGGTATCGTTATCGAGCTGACCATCCAGTGCATAGCCGTCGATGTTTTTTGAGATGTATTTCGCGATATACCCCGCAGCACCGCCCCGATTAAGGTGTTTTGCCTGAAAACGGTTTCGCGCGGCTCCTCTTTCGTCGCCATCCTCTTTGAGCGCATAGCGACGCATGATTTCGATAATCTGGTTACGCTGGCGCGGATTACAAAAAAGCATCATATGCCAGTGCGGCGTTCCGTCGTGGTGTGGCTCGACGACACGCAAACCGTAGACCTGTAAATCATTATCCTTGAATGCCGTGCGCATCAGGCTCCAGATACGGCAGAGATAACGCTGCGCATCCTTTGGATTAAATGCCTCATCGTTCCAGCCGTGATTTAGCTGGACGGTTTTACTTTCGCCTTTTCTGACCTGACGTGTCGGGTGATACTTTGACGGCGCGGTCAGCGTGATAAACATCCCTACATCACCCTCTGCTGCGGCGTAACGCTCAATACCGGCAATGGTGTTCATCAGCTCCATCCGGCGAATTTCAGGATTAGAAATACTGCCCATCACCTTACTGATAAGGTCGATGCGCTCGCCGGTTTCCCTGTTTTCGAGATCACACGATTTAAGAAATTCCAGGTTTGCCTGGCGGCGTGCACGCACATCACGAATGGCATGTTTACTGGCATAAGGAGAACGGTCTTTATTGACCTCCCCGACAGCAATCAGTAACGCCTCATGCCAGCGCATACGCTGGCCTTTAAACTGATGAGTCCACCACTCATCGTTAAACAGACGGGCAATGGCAGAATATGCCTGCCTCGTGGTCATCTGCCCTTTACGGTATTTTTTCCAGTAGAGAGGGGAAATATTGAAAGCACGTGCAGCGCCAGCAACATGACCATAGAGGTGAGCCTGCGCCTCATCCGTAAACAGCGATTCTTTTTCGCCATGCGCATCCACCCAGGCATCGCTGAGTTCCTCATACATCATGAAAAGCTGCGATGAGATACGGGCAGCAAACTTTTTCAGCTCCTTGTCATTCATTCCCGGCAGGCGCGCATAGTGGTCACGCTCTGCCAGAAACAGTAACGACGCGTCGGTGTTCATTTCATGGCGCTGATTCACACGCTCAATGCGCGGCCATAAACGACGCTGAAAAGTGGATGTGAGGAAATAAAACCCGTGCACCGGGCTTTTATTGCGCCGGATGTAGTCATAGCGTGAAGTAAACAGCGAGCGCAAAAAGTAAGGCAGGCGGTTAATCGTGGATAAAACACCTTGCACCTGACGCATCTCGTCACGTGTAAGGGGTCTTTCGCGCCCGACAGCCTCGCGTGGCGCGTTCCATGCATAAGCACCGGTAAACGCCTTACCGGTGCCTGCAGCAAATGCTGACGGAGGGACAAAACGCCCGGAGGCTTTAACGGCCATATGAGCCAAAAGCCTCTGAACAACGCTTGCTGAGTCGCTCAACCTGCGCGTTTAAATCAGCAAAAGACTTTGCGCTTCCGGTCAGAATATCGTGATGCATCAGGCCGGAAACGAGCTGGTTTAATTTCGGGTAATAACCAACCACCGCCAGCCATTCCTGACCGGCGTTTTTACCGCTTTCCGCTCTCTTTTTCTCGTGGAGAATAAACTGAAAGCTGTCACTGGTAACGACATAACGTTCGCCAATTTCAATACGAATACTCATGCCGTTCTCCGGTAATGTTTGTTTTTTGCTTCAAAGACTGACTGACAGGAAACACAACGCGTGGCTGACGGATAAGCCGCACGACGGGCAGCAGGTATTGGCGCGTCACACTCTTCGCAAACCAGCGCAGAAGCACCGCAATGTTTTACCCTTGCCGCGTTAATCTGACGCTCCAGTAATTCAGCCTGTTGTTCCTGAATAAAATCTACGTTGTCCGGCATTACCAGCTCCTTTTGTCGTTAAGTTTTTTAAATTCATCAGCGCAATAGCTGGCAATTTCTGTCGTTAATTTTGTGAGTTCATCCACGGAGGAGATTTTCTTGTGAAATACAGCGCGTTTAACAAGTAAATTGACCACATCAGACAGGAGATTTAATTCGTTCTGATAAATCGCGATAACAGACTCAGTTATTTCGCGTTTTTCTTTATCAAGACCAAGTTGAATAAGAGATAAATCGCCATTTTTCATAACGGCGATTTTTAAGGCGTTATTCAGTAATACAACTGAACGAGAACAGGACATCAAAGCACCTCCCCGCGAGACAATCCGATATTGTGAAATTTTTCCGACTCCTGACTGAGCAGCTCGACTATCTCCACGCGGGATAACTCCGCCTTTGTGATGTGGCGAATCATGGCGTCAAGATGAGAAGAAAAGCGCGTCGCTGCGTCGGCCTGTGCTTCGGTTCTGGCCTGTTGCAGCAGTAATGCGTATTTACCGCACTGATTTTCAGAAACTGTATGCATGACTTTCTCCAGGCAAAAAGAAGCCCCGCACGATTAAGTGCGTTAAAAACTCTGGTTAATTACTTAATGCAGATATTGCTCTGGTTTTACCGACGTCAGAATTGTCGGTGCATACTCAAACAGGCTGAATAATTCACGTAATGCACGGAATAAAGCATCACGCCAGTAACATGATTCTTCATTAATTCGCCAGTATGGCTGGTTGAATTCTTTTTCAGTCAATCCGGCATGCATAAATAAAGTACGACGCTGACTGACTGTTAAAAAACTAATATATGCATACTCACTTGCGCCAACCTGACGGCGTTTTGAGAATGCCCCACGCAATTCATCAATTGCACAAACCAGCCGTTCACGTTCGACGTCGTTCATTTCTTCAAAACGCATCGTTGCGTGACGCTGTTTTAACTGCGCATGGAAGCAAACCGTTAGCCGTTCGCGTTCCATCATCTGATTATAATAATCACATGTATCCTGCCAGCGAGGGACGGCAAGATGCTTGCCAATTATCCGGCGCATAGCTGCTGGCTGTTTTTCAACGAGATTGAGCGTCATCACTGTCATTTCCAGACCCTCCGGCTTTTCAGAAAGGTCAGAGCCTTTTTTAACGGACTCTGTTTTTTGGTGCGGATAATGATTCCCTTACGCCCCTTACCGTGGGTGATGGTGAAGTCAATCGCCCTGGGGCTTTCGTTACGCAGTAACTGAGCAATACAACGAGGCTCATTCATACGGTTCTCCTTAACGTGGTTCACCGAGACCTAACCACATCAACCAGCCGTCACGAATCTCTTTAGGGCGGCTTTCATAAGCCAGTTTTAGTCCGTTATTCCATGCCGGAAGGTATACCCAATATTCACCTGCACGACCTGAAGCTGATTGTGGATCGGTCATATCAATTACAGGCAGCTTTCCTTTATCGATCATCCGACGAACCGCTCCTGTCGATTTTCCTATTAGTTTTGCGAACTCCTGATAAGGAATCGCATCAGTCATGAGTGTTACTTGCTTGCTCATGTCGTCCTCTAGCCCTCATGAATTGCGTTTAATGTCTTATAATGCCTTTTAGTGCCCACATCCAAGCACTAAACAATCTACATCTAAACTAAATACTATTGAGATCTAAACACCATGTCAAACACGATAAGCGAGAAGATAGTCTTAATGCGAAAATCAGAGTATTTGAGCAGACAACAACTTGCTGATTTAACAGGGGTTCCGTATGGCACGCTGAGTTACTATGAAAGTGGTCGTTCAACACCTCCAACAGATGTCATGATGAACATCCTGCAGACCCCACAATTCACCAAATACACTTTATGGTTCATGACCAATCAGATCGCTCCTGAGTCCGGGCAAATTGCGCCCGCTCTCGCACACTTTGGGCAAAACGAAACAACGTCGCCCCACTCCGGTCAAAAGACTGGTTAACAATTCATCGTGAATATATTCATCACAAGTGCCTACTATTGGTGGCTAAATTTCAGCCACCACGAAAAAAGCGATTAGTAGTCGCAAAAAAACACACCACTCGGAGGGTTTTCTGATGGCAATCAAAAAACTCGATGATGGTCGATATGAAGTGGACATCCGCCCTACTGGACGTAATGGAAAACGCATCCGTAGGAAGTTTGATAAGAAAAGCGAAGCTGTCGCTTTCGAGAAATACACGTTGTACAACCACCACAATAAAGAATGGCTATCAAAACCAACAGACAAGCGACGTCTGTCGGAGCTGACACAGATCTGGTGGGATTTAAAGGGTAAACACGAAGAGCATGGGAAATCTAATCTTGGAAAAATTGAAATCTTCACAAAAATAACGAATGACCCATGCGCATTTCAAATTACGAAATCGCTTATCAGCCAGTACTGCGCCACCCGAAGAAGTCAGGGTATTAAACCTTCGAGTATCAATCGTGATTTAACATGTATTAGCGGCATGTTTACAGCCCTGATTGAAGCGGAGTTATTCTTTGGTGAGCACCCTATCAGAGGGACAAAAAGGCTTAAGGAGGAAAAACCAGACACAGGCTATCTCACGCAGGAAGAAATTGCCTTACTGCTTGCTGCTCTTGACGGCGACAACAAAAAGATTGCGATTCTTTGCCTGAGTACTGGAGCACGTTGGGGAGAAGCAGCTCGTTTGAAAGCAGAAAATATCATCCATAACCGCGTCACGTTTGTTAAAACGAAAACAAACAAACCACGCACCGTCCCGATCTCAGAGGCTGTTGCCAAAATGATCGCGGATAACAAACGAGGTTTTTTATTCCCTGATGCTGATTACCCTCGCTTCAGACGAACAATGAAAGCAATAAAACCGGATTTGCCAATGGGGCAAGCCACACATGCACTAAGGCACAGCTTTGCCACTCATTTCATGATTAATGGAGGAAGTATTATCACGCTACAACGGATACTAGGTCACACGCGGATTGAGCAAACTATGGTTTACGCTCATTTTGCGCCAGAGTACCTTCAGGACGCCATTTCTCTTAATCCGCTAAGAGGTGGTACTGAGGCCGAGAGTGTCCACACAGTGTCCACAGTAGAGTAACGTTTAAGGGCTTTCAGTGGTAATTTATGCCGCTCAAACCCGCATTGTACCGTTGAAAGCCCCTACTGGTGACACCCTAAATCTCCCTTACACGGGCTTATTTTTTATGCATAAGCCGTATCCTGGTCACCGTCTTCCATTGACCACATCGATAGAATCCCCCTTCATAACACGATGCCTTTCACGTAACGGCATCGTGCTCGTACAGATTCCGGCTACGCACAACCAGAACGCGCATGTTTGACGCTTACCAAAAAATATTCTCACTCTCCACATTTGAATGTCAGACGAGCGACGCCATGTAATCCTGCACCTTCTGTCTTCAGGTCAACTATCTGCATTTTTTTGCCCTGAGTAACACAGAAATGAGCTGCATCATTTTTTACTATATTTTCTGCACCAGAAATTCTGCCCCTGGCTAAAGAAGCTTCGGCTTCGGTGTAGTATTGGTTATCGAGTTTACGCTGAATATTACTTTTATATGCAAGACCAAATTTACCGATACTTGTCTCATCATTATGTACAGCACACCCAGACATAAGAAAAACACTAATTAATGATATAGCAGCTATCTTTTTCAT